AAGATCGGCTTCAAGACACGTTACGGTATGGTTGCAAATCCATTTGCTCAGGGTCTAACAGTAGGTTCCGGTAACTTGTATGTTAACAGCAACTATTATTACCGTAGAACAATTGTAAATAATCTTATGTAGGACGCGCTTATTAGGTTGTTAACTATAACCTAATATAGTATAAAAAAACCGCTAGAGGGAAACTTCTAGCGGTTTTTCATTATAAATAGCTTTACCTGTCGCGGATCGGCAAATCCCACAGGTTCTAAGGCTAACAAATTTTAGGAAGGAACCTCAGCAATGGATACTTATACAACACCTTACACGTATCATATAGCTTGGACTCAATTAGGTCAACATTATTATGGTGTTCGATACGCCAACGGATGTTCTCCGGAAGACTTTTGGGTTAGATATTTCACTTCAAGCGAAACTGTAAGACAATATAGAGAACAATACGGCGAGCCAGACGTTATTGAAGTTCGCAAGACGTTCGATTGTCCCGAGAAGGCTATGCTTTGGGAATGTAAAGTATTGAAGCGTTTGAAGGCTGCTCAATCTGATAAGTGGTTGAATAAGAACAACGGGTACAAAGATTTTGTAATTGGACCTGGAATACTTGCTCCTCATTATGGTAAGAAACATTCCGACGAGACTAGACAGAAGATGTCAGAACAACGTCAAAAAGAAAACAATGGTTTTTTCGGGAAACAACATTCTGAAGAAGCTAAACAAAGAATGTCAGAAGCTAAAAAGGGGAAGCCAGGATTAAAGGGAAAATCCGCTCCTCATTACGGAAAACAACATTCTGAAGAGACAAAGCGTAAGATTTCCGAATCACAAAGGGGCGAAAACAGCGCTTGGTTCGGTAGGAAGCATTCAGAAGAGACTAAAGCCAAACTCAAGGAAGCTTGGAAGAAAAGAAAAGAGCAAAGGTTAAATAATAATATTACCGTTATTTGATGGGAAATTAAGATGTTATTCGAACCTAAGCGCAGAACCATTATCACATTAGACATCTTTTACTATTTGCCAGATCATCAAAGTCTTATACAAGAATTCCTTTGGCAAACAGAAGATTACGCCCCAGATTATCAACGAATGCATAAGTTTTTAAATTATTGGAGATTGAATGTGAACGCTGTGATAAAAGAAATTTTGTTCAAAGAATCTGAAACCGCTAAATGGAGAAATGTTGATTATTTGATCAAAACTTAATGACCAAGTATATCTATGTAATAGCTCCTGTCAATACAGACAAACCTCCTTGTAAGATAGGAATAAGCGATAATCCCGACAAACGAGTCAAACAGTTGCAAACAGGGCATCCTGAGAAGCTTGAAGTCAAATACTTACTTGAAGTGAATAATGCGGAATTTTACGAACGTTTGTTACATAAAGACATCAAACACAAACGCAAAACTGGAGAATGGTTCGATTTAACTGTTAAAGAAGCTATTGATCAAATAGGATTCACGATGATACATTATCAAGAATCTGAATTAACGTTTTGATAAATACAGTTTAAGAAGAAGCGATTAATCGACGGAACTTATCAATTTTAAGGAGCTTCGGCTCCTTTTTTTATAGTTACAATGACATTGGAGTGTTCGAATGACATCAGTAGATATTACAAATAAAAACTTTCTTTCTCAAATCAATTTTAAATTCGTTTTGAAACGAGCTCCGTACGTTGATTTTTTCGTGCAGAGTGTCAATTTACCTGGTATCTCTTTACCTCCTGTAGACGTTAACAACCCTTTGATTCGTATCCCTTATCCTGGCGATCATTTGAATTACGAAGAATTGGAATTGTCGTTTAAGGTTGATGAAGATTTTCAAAACTACTTTGAAATTCACAATTGGATAAGGAATTTGGGTAAAAGAGATTTTAACGAATACAAATCGATTTCGTCAAACCCAGATTATTCTGGTGATGGTATAAGATCAGACATCTCTTTATTTGCCTTGACTAGTCAAAAAAATCCAAATTACGAAATTGTATTCAAAGACGCTTTTCCTATCAGTTTGTCTGGATTAGAGTTTAGATCTACAGACGAATCAGTTGATTACATTGAAGCAAAGGCTGTTTTTAACTACATCACTTACGATATCAACAAAACTACTTGATTTTTTGTTAGGTTCGTAGTATATTGACTTATTAAAGAATTAGTTTAAGGTCGTTACTATGAATTTCGAAAAACTGTTCAATGAATGGGAATTGGATTCTAATATAGACAAATCGGAATTAGCCGACGAATCTTTGAAAATTCCCAAACTACACCACAAGTACTACACCTTTCTTATAACAGAAAAATCGATTCTTAAAAGATTAGAATCTGATATGAAAGTTTTGAAAACTGAAAAATACGAATTTTACACTCAAGGGCATACTGAAGAATCTAAAGCAAAAGGTTGGACTTTGCCAGCTAGAGGTCTAATACTAAAAGCGGATGTTCCTATGTATATGGAATCGGATAAAGAAATTATTGATCTGTCTCTTAAGATTGGTATGCAACAAGAGAAAATCGAATTCCTAGAGTCTGTAATCAGAACAATACAAAATCGGAGTTACTCGATTAGGAATGCAATTGATTTCATTAAATTCACTATGGGTGGATGATGACTGACGTAATAACAATTAAAAAGTACGACGAAGTGTATAACAAACTGATCTGCGATCCCGGGATTATGATGGAGATTTCAGATTATTTTACATTCGATGTTCCAGGAGCTAAATTCACTCCCGCTTACAAAAGTAAGTTTTGGGATGGTAAAATACGGCTTGTTAACATTATGTCAGGTCTTCTTTACGCTGGATTAAAAGATCAAGTAGAACTGTTCTGTAAGAATAGAGAATACGAATTTCAACAAGAAGGCGATTTTGGCGATCAAGAATTTTCTGTTAATGAAGCTAATTCTTTTATTGAAAAACTGAAACCAAAACATCTACCAAGAGATTATCAGTTTGATGCTTTCTTACACGCAGTAAGAAAGAAAAGAGCCGTCCTTCTTTCTCCTACAGGTTCTGGTAAATCCTTAATCATTTACCTTCTTTGTTGTTGGTACAGAAAGAAAACGTTGATTATCGTTCCAACTACATCGTTAGTTCATCAGATGTCTTCAGATTTTGTTGATTATGGGTTGCCGGAAAAAGGTTACATACACAAAATTATGTCGGGCGAAGAAAAAGCTTCTGATTGCTTATTCACCGTTTCCACTTGGCAATCCATTTACAAAATGCCAAAATCTTGGTTTGATCAATTTGATGTTGTAATTGGAGACGAAGCTCATACATTCAAAGCAAAATCCCTAACATCCATTATGACTAAACTAACAGATTGCGAATATCGATTCGCGTTCACAGGAACGTTAGACGGAACGTTAACTAATAAGCTCGTATTAGAAGGTTTGTTTGGGACCGTAAGAAAGGTTGCCACTAGCTCCGAGCTTATGGAAAAGAAACAGCTTTCTGACCTAATAATCAAAGCGATCGTCTTACAATATCCTGAAGATATCAAAAAAACTTTTTGTAAGGTTGATTATCAAGTTGAGATGGATTACATTGTACAAAACTTGAAACGAAATAACTTTATTAAGAACCTAGCTCTTTCGTTAGAAGGTAACACGTTACTGTTGTTCCAATACGTGGAAAAACAAGGTAAGGTGATACACGATTTGATATCAAAAAATTCTGCAGAACGTAAAACATTCTTGATTCACGGTTCAGTCGATGGAGAAAAAAGAGATGAGATTAGAAAGATTCTTAAAGACGAAACTAACGCTATCTTAACAGCTAGTTATGGAACCACACAAGCAGGTATCAATATACCTAACCTTTCTAATCTTATATTCTGTTCCCCTTCAAAGTCTGTAGTAAGAAACTTACAGTCGATTGGTAGAGTGTTGAGAACAGCTGAAGATAAGAAATTTGCTACACTATATGATATAGCTGATGACCTTAGTTGGAAATCTAAAAAGAATCATACGTTGGGTCATTTCGTTGAACGTATCAAAATCTACAACAACGAACAGTTCAACTACAAGATATACAACGTAACACTTTAATCATTATCACCACATTAGTGATTATACCCGATTATAAAGGAATGGCAATGAAAAATTTGAGACCAAAGAGACATTATGTCAATAACAAAGATCTGTTCGAAGCTTTGAAAGATTATAAAATTAAATTGATAGAGAAACCAGAAGCTAAGATTCCAGATTACATAGGAATCTGTATACAAAAAATTTGCACTAGATTGGCTACCAAAAGCAATTTCATAGGTTACTCGTTCAAAGATGAAATGATTTCTGACGGTATTGAAAATTGTATCTACGCAGTTCCTTTGTTTGATCCGAACAAAACTGACAATCCTTTCGCCTATTTCACACAAATCTCATACAACGCATTCCTTCGCCGTATCGCTAAGGAAAAGAAACAACAATACATCAAACACAAAAATCTACAAAACTACCATACAGAGTTGGAGTTTGATGATAACGCCATAATGCATAAGAATAACGATTTGTCGAATCAAGTGATTGAAGAGTTCGAGAAAAAGTTGACTAAACCCAAAAAATCTAGTATAGTAGGTCTAGAGAAATTCGTAGAAACGGAGTAAATAATGAATAAGGAACAAATTCCACAGGCTGTAATTGATTCGGTTGAAGGTATGTTCAACCCGTTGTATAACGATCACGTAAAACAAAATTTTGAAGATCGCGTTGTTTCTATAGTTCAATTCTGTAACGAATCGTTGAAACAGAGAAAATTCAAAAAGACCCCACAATGGTACGTCAATAACAGACAGAAAGACCCTACTTACGTTATGGTTGAAAAAACAAATAAGATTCTAGAAAACGAATACCGTAAGTAATCCTTATGACAAAGATAGCTGTTATTTGCGATTCGCACTGGGGCGTTCGAGGGGACAATGTTCATTTCCTTGATATGAACAAAAGATTTCTAGAAAACGTCTTTTTTCCAACTATTGATGAACAACGTATCAAGTGTGTGTTACACTTAGGTGATGTGGTTGATAAAAGAAAACAAATTAGTTTCCAAACAGCTAATTGTCTACGTAAAGATTTCCTAGAACCTCTTGCAGATAGAGGTGTTAGAACAATTGTAACTGTTGGTAATCACGATTGTTTTTATAAAAACACGAACAAAATCAATGCGTTGACCGAATTGGTTCAAGATAAGTACACGAATTTTGAAGTTTTGATCGATCCGACCGAAATGGAATTGTATAATCAAAAGATTCTTATGCTTCCTTGGATTTGTCAAGAGAATCAAGAAAACTCTATGCGTATGATAAACGAAACGAATGCTTCGATTTGCTTAGGTCATCTAGAAATCGAAGGGTTTGAAATGTACAAAGGATTAGTTAACGAACATGGGAAAAGTAGGCAACTTTTTGATAAATTTCATATGGTGTTGTCTGGTCACTATCACCATGTTTCTTCTGATGGAAGTATTAATTATCTGGGTTCTCACGGTGAGTTTACTTGGTCTGATTATAACGACCCTCGTGGTTTTCACATCTTGGATTTACAAAAAAAGGATTTGACGTTTTGTCAAAACCCTTATACTATGTTCTCTAAGATCTGGTACGATGATAATGGAAAAGAATTGAAAGACCTACTTGCTACAGATTTTTCTCTTTACCAAAACAAAATAGTTAAGTTGATTGTTCAGAACAAAACAAATCCTTATTGGTTTGACAGATTTTGTGAAAAGCTAGAATCAACTGGGTTGATCAACTTACAAATTGTTGAAGATCATCTTAATTTGAACGTAGAAAATCCAGAAGATATTGTAGACGAAGCCCAATCAACGATTGATATCTTTAGAAAACATATAAGTCAGATTTCGGATTTTGATGATAACAATCGTTCTAAACTCGAAACCTTGATTGTAGAACTGTATAATAATGCTATAACAGTGGAATAACCAATGGCTATTAGATTCAAAACAATACGATGGAAAAATTTTCTTTCTACAGGTAATCAATGGACAGAACTAGATCTAGATAGTCAAGGAACTACGTTGATCGTAGGCGAAAACGGCGCCGGTAAATCCACTCTACTAGACGCTTTAACATTCGCTTTGTTTGGTAAACCTTTCAGAAACATCAACAAACCTCAATTGACTAACACTATAACAAAGAAAAGCTGCTCAGTCGAATTAGAATTCTTTGTATCTTCTAATCATTACAAAATCATCAGAGGTCTTAAACCTAATGTGTTCGAGGTTTATTGTAATGATTCTCTACTGAATCAATCGGCTGATAATAGAGACTATCAAGAAATCCTAGAACAGAATATCATCAAAACCAATTACAAAACGTTTTGTCAGGTTGGGATTCTAGGTAGCGCGGCATACGTTCCTTTTATGCAGTTACCGGCTGCTCAACGTAGATCTGTTATTGAAGATTTGTTAGAGCTTCAAGTGTTCACCGTTATGAATGTGTTATTGAAAGAACGTATTCAAACAAACAACGAAGATATACGACAAAACGTTTCAGAACAAAAATTAATCAGCGCCAAAATTAACTTAGTCAAACAACACTTAAACGAATTGTTAACTAAAACAGAATCGTTTGTACAAGAAAAAACAGTGGCTATTGATAACATAACAAGTAAGATTGTTGATGCTAAGAGACAAATAACTGATAACGAAAATTTGGCTAACCAGTTGAACTCCCCTTACGCAGAGCTTTCCCTACGCCAAAAACTGAAAAAACTTGAAGGTTTAAGAACTCAATTAGAAACAAAACTTTCTACGTTACGTAACGAAATTAATTTTTTCGTAAAACATCAAAACTGCCCTACTTGCACTCAAGAAATTTCAGAACAATTTAGGTGCGAAGCTGTTGAGTCTAAAAATACAAACGTAAACGAAATTGTCCAAGGAATTGAAAAGCTAGATGAATTGCTTGATGAAACTAACAAAAAGCTAAACGAGACGGTAGAATTAAACAACAAAATAGCCAAAACTTTGGAACCTAATAGCATTTTGAAGGTCCAGATTAGGCATTGGACAGAACAGATTGAAGGTCTAAAGAAAGAGATTTCAAATGTAAACACAGACATTACGGAAAACTCTGAAACTAAGATTTTTGATTTAGAGTTAGATCAAAGCGAAATCCTTAAATCTTACACTAAGCTACAAGACGATAGGTTGGTTTTGAGCGCGGCAGCTTCTTTGTTAAAGGATGGCGGTATCAAAACGAAGATTATCAATCAATATGTCCCTATCATAAACAAATTGTTGAATAAGTACTTGAGCGATTTTGATTTATTCGTTGAATTCAATTTAGACGAACAGTTCAATGAAAACATTAAATCAAGGTATAGAGACGATTTTTCTTATCCTTCATTCAGCGAAGGCGAAAAGCAAAAAATCGACCTTGCCATACTATTCACTTGGAGGGCTGTTGCTAAATTAAGAAATTCGTTGAACACTAATTTGTTGATAATGGATGAAGTGTTCGACAGTTCTTTAGATGGGAACTCGGCTGATGATCTTTTGAAGATACTCAAAATCTTAAGTAAAGAAACCAACGTGTTTGTGATTTCTCATAGAGAAAGCTTACAAGATAAGTTTGATAACACCATTAAATTTGTGAAACAAAAGAATTTTAGTAGGATTGAAGAAAATGAATCTAGTCAATTATAATGAGTTGATCCTAAAACAAAAACAAGAACAATTTGATTTTTACCATCCGCCATACGACCCTATAGAGTTCTCGCAGGAACTAGTTAAAATGATGCACGAAAGCGGAGGAATCGGCTTATCGGCTCCTCAAGTAGGAGTTCCTCATAGAATCTTCGCTATGAGGGGAAATCCCAACTTTGTTTGTTTCAACCCAAGAATCGTTATGAAAAGCGAAGATTCTGTTATGTTGGAAGAAACCTGTATGAGCTATCCTCAACTCTTAATTAAGATCAAACGTCCGCAACATATAAGAGTTAGATTTCAAACGCCAAACGGCGAAACTAGAACAGAACAGTTTACCGGTCTAACCGCAAGAGTGTTTCAACACGAAATGGAACACCTAGACGGTAATATGTTTTATAAAGACGCAACCTTCTTTCATAGGACTACTGCCCTTAAAAAATGGATTAGAAAAAACTCTTGACATTTTAGCGATTCGGGCGTATATTAAATTCGTGAGAAGGAGAATGCGTTTTGAACATTTTTATGGTTGACGAAGATCCGGAGATTGCCGCTCGATCGTTGGTTGATCGTCATTGCGTCAAAATGATTCTTGAATCGGCTCAGCTACTATCTACCGCTCATCGGATTCTCGATGGTATCCGATATGAAGGTAAATCAAAAAGCGGTCGCAAGCAGACCACTTGGCATTTCAATGACGCGCGCGAGCTCGTTCTATACAAAGCCACTCATATCAATCATCCCAGCGCTGTCTGGGCTCGCCAATCAGTTGAAAATTACAACTGGTTGGTCGAACACTTTTTCGCTCTTATGGACGAATACACTTACCGTTACGAAAAAAAACATAAGTGTTCCGAAGGCGATCTAGCATGTATGCTTCAATCTCCACCTCATAATTTGCGCGAATACACAATGACCGTTATGCCATCGGCTATGGCACCAGAATTCGTTGTTAGCTACAACCCTGTAGAAAACTACCGTAATTATTACAAGAACGGTAAAAAGCATTTGTTCGCTTGGAAAAAGCGAACTCCACCAAATTGGATAAACTAAGGAAATCTCAATGACTCCATATTCACTAACTGACTCCGAGATCGAATCATTACGAGCAATTCAACGTAAACTGCATAAGCAAGCAACCGATATGGGTTGGCATAACAAACCTCGCGAGATTGGCACTATGATCGCTCTGTGTCATAGTGAATTATCAGAAGCTTTAGAAGGCGCAAGAAAGAATCGAATGGACGATCATCTAACAACCCGTAAAATGCTAGAGGTGGAATTGGGCGATTGTATCATTCGAATCTTAGATCTAGCTGGTCGAGATGGTTTAGATGTTGCTGGCGCTATTGCAGAAAAGCACGATTACAACTATTCTCGTGCAGATCATCAATTGACTAATCGTATGGCTGAAGGTGGAAAGGCGTTTTAGAAGTCGTATAACTATAGTCGTACGCTTATAGGAGAAAGATTATGGTTAACATTATCGTTGCAAAAGAAAAACACGACTGTCAACACTTATTAGGTAACTATCTAGATAGCAGTCATTATGATGTGTTGGTTGAATCCGATACAGATTGTTATATGCCACCAATGTGTAGTGTTGCAGAAAAGGCTAATTGCGAATCTGATTGCGCTCGTTGTTTTAAAGGTAGCGACGAGTTACGTATCGCTTTCAAGTTTCGTAAAAACTACTTCACCGAAAAAGAATGCGATCTAGCGTATCAGGGTTTGCGAGGTGCTGCGACCGAAAGCCAAAATCGAGGTTTAGCAGCAGGTCCACGTGGTGAATCTTTATCTACTGATGGTAGAGGAGGTAGGGATTGGGTTACTCAATATCAGGAAGAGATTCTAGAATACCTACTAGACGATAATAACACTCTCTTTCAAGACGTTTCGATTGCTAGTATTCGTCAGAAATATTTGGGCAAACCAAATAGCGAAGAAGGTGATACCAGAGGTCGAGTTTGGCTAAGGTCTCAAGTTTGTAAAGTGTATCCTGAATATCACGGGTGGTTTGATAAATGGGTTGATGGTCTTGGTAACAAACCTAAAGAAATGCAAACAGAAGAAGCTAGGGAAATTGCCGAACATTGGGTTTCTACTACTAATTATGCTAAGTCTGTCTATTCAGGCGTTGCTGGATGGTACGATCGATACCCTAGAATTCCATATGGAAGAGCTACAGCTTATACTGAACAAAATCCAGACTTGTTCTCTTTATCTTATCCATTCCTTCAATCATTGAACCGTGGATTTAGAGACCTTCTTCCTTGGCGATGGAATAATCAAAAACAAGCGGCTGATAAACTTGATCCTAGATTCCTAGTTCCAGGAACTGTCTTCACTACAATCACAGTGAACAAAACTTTCCGTACAGCCGCCCATTTCGATGCTGGAGACTTACACGAAGGTTTGAGTAATCTTCTAGTTCTCGGAACGGGTGATTATACAGGTGGTTACCTAGTGTTTCCTGAATATCGAGTAGCTGTTAACGTACGACCAGGAGATCTGTTGTTAGTTAACAATCACGAAGTGTTACACGGTAACACTCCAATCGTATTGAATCGACCAGACGATCCCTCGTGTGAACGTCTATCTATTGTTTGTTACTTTAGAGAAAAGATGTTGGAACTAAAATCTTATGATTATGAGGTTTTACGCCGTCAATACGTCGAAGAACGTAGAAAGAACAAGAATCATACGCTTTGGCGTCCATTGTGGAACGGAGTTTCACCAGGGATGTGGGACGATCAAGAATGGTATGACTATATGAAAACACATAACATTCAAAACCCATACGAGAAAGAACAGTTCGCGACGTTGGAATCTTTGTTCGAATAATCTTTTGATTAGATGATTACATTTGACTTGTTCCACTAATAGTAGTATAAGATTATTAGTGGAACACCTTAAACATTTGAGGTATTATAATGATTGATTACAAAATCGCGATTCCTAGTTACAAAAGATCAGAAACGGTTAAAAACAAAACTCTAAAAATCTTAGAGCAATACAACGTTGATCCTAACAAAGTCACTATCTTTGTTGCTAATGAAGAAGAGCTCGCTAAATATAAAGAGTCGTTAAAATCAACTCCTTATACAAATATTGTAGTTGGTGAAGTTGGAATGGGTGCTATTCGCCGTTTCATTCAACAGTATTACGAAGAAAACACTTACGTAATGCAGTTCGACGATGACATTCAACAGATTCTAAGAAAGGTTGACGACAAGGTTTTTGAACCTATCGAAGACTTAGAAAAAGAAGTAATCCTAAAAGGATTTCAAGCTTGTATTGATAATAATGCATACCTTTTTGGTGTGTATGCTGCTGCAAATCCTATGTTTATGAAACATAAAACTTCTGTTGGTCTTTACTATTGCATAGGAAGTTGTTGGGGAATTATCAATCGTCACGATTCCGATCTTGTTGTTACTTTAGATGACAAAGAAGATTACGAAAGAACTCTTCAACATTATGTTAAAGATGGTAATGTAGTTCGTTTGGATAACATCACAGTCAAATCTAAATATTACACCGAAGAAGGTGGTATGCAGGTTGAAAGAACCAAAGAACGAATCCTAACTAGTGCTCAAAACCTAGCACATAGATTTCCTGGTTTGTGCACTATGTATATCCGCGAAACGACTGGACACGCGGAACTCCGTTTAAGAGATTCAAGAAAATCCACCGGTTCTAGCTTAGAACATTTTTTCCAGTAAATAATCTTAAAGACGTATAGGATGACGATGAACGATAGTGGTGTATATGACGACGAATGGAAGAACCAAATTGTCAATGCTGGTGCGATTTGGATAGGTAACAACTTAACGTTTTCAACTGTGGTCGAAACGTATAAGATCAACTACAAGTATGCAGAAGATCGAATTCTAGAAGATCTTAAAGCGTATGTTGATAGCACATACGAACAACATTACAAAACCAATAAAGACAAAGGTCTAGAAGCCTTCGATGTTTGGATTGCTCTTGGTGACGCGACAAGTTCGTTCAGAGACACGGCAATCAAGTACTTATGGAGAGCCGGTAAAAAGGGAACGTCTGAAGATGAAAAGAAGGATCTTATGAAAGCAATGCATTACATTATGCTTTGCCTTTATTCAAATCATTACCGGTAATGATTAATTTGCTGTTTGCTATAAATAGCAATGTAACCATCGCGGGCTGCAACCCCATGGTCTCTATTGCTAGAAGGAACAACAGCTATGACTATATATCACAACCACCATTTATTTCCAAAGCATGCTGGTGGCACAGACGATCCAAGCAACATCATCAGAGTCTCTATAAAAGAGCACGCCGAATTTCATTACGAAAGATGGGTGCTCTTAGGCGAACAATACGACAAAATTGCCTGGAGAATGTTATCCGGGCAAATCTCTGTCGCCCAAGCTATTAAAGAAAAACAAATAGAAAGCGGTAGGAAAGCCGGGCTTCTTGGAAAGGGTAAGCCCAAATCTTTAGAGCATAACCGTAAAAACGCCGCAGCTCAAATCGGGAACGATTATTCGAAAAACAAAAGATGGATGAACAAGGATGGAAAACATACAAGAGTTTCTTACGAATACGTTCATCAATATCTAGATTCCGGTTGGAATGAAGGTAGATTATTAACAAGAGACCCTTCGGGTCGTTTTAAAGGAATGAATACATAATGGAAATTAAAATTGATTTAGACGAACTAAGAAAGCGCAGCATTTTTCTAGCTGCGCCAATGTATGGTGGTCAATGCGCTGGTATGTTTGCTAAGTCTGTCGCGGATCTAGCTTCGATTTGCACAGCTAACGGAATTACGTTAAAGTCTTACTTTCTTTTCAATGAAAGCTTAATCACACGCGCTCGTAACTATTGCGTTGATGAGTTTATGCGTTCTGATTGCACGCATATGATGTTCATTGATTCTGACATTGGTTTTGATCCTCGCGATGTGTTGGCTCTTTTGGCTTTACAATCTGACGATTCAGAGTATGATGTACTAGCTGGACCTTATCCTAAGAAGTGTATTAGCTGGGAAAAGATCAAGCTAGCTGTTGATAAGGGTATTGCCGACGAAGATCCTAATGTTCTAGAAAAGTTTGTAGGTGATTACGTCTTCAATCCGAAGGGCGGCATTACATCGTTCCGTATTGACGAACCAATCCAAGTGGGCGAAGTAGGAACAGGGTTTATGATGGTTAAGCGTTCGACGTATGAACGTTTTAGGGATTCGTATCCCCAGTTTTCTTATAAGCCAGATCACGTTCGAACAGAACACTTTGATGGTTCTCGTGAGATTATGATGTACTTCCAAGCTGAGATTGAGCCAGAATCAAAGCGTTACCTAAGCGAAGATTATTGGTTCTGTCATTATCTACAAAAGGCTGGTGGTAAGATTTGGTATTGCCCTTGGATGCGTCTACAACACGTTGGTAGTTATATCTTTGGCGGTTCTCTAGCTGATTTAGCTAGTATCGGCGCGCCAGCTACAGCCGACCCATCTATGTTGAAAAAGAATCGTTCCTAACAAGGAGTTTATATTATGAAGATCAGCGCGAAAACTATCGGTATTCTAAAGAATTTTTCCACAATCAATCCCTCTATTGTGATCAAAGAGGGAAACGTTCTATCGACTATGTCAACAAGCAAGACGATCATTGCTAAGGCTACTATCGACGAAACGTTTCCTAGGGTTGTTCCAATCTATCAACTTAATCAGTTTCTAGGTGGTTTGTCTCTGTTCGAAACACCAGAAGTCGAGTTTGAAGATAAGTTTCTTGTAATCAGCGAAAACTTATATCAAAACCGTCAAGTGTATGGTGATGTTTCGTTAATCTCTTCTCCGCCAGATAAGGAACTGAAGCTACCATCAATTGATGTAGATGTTAAGTTGACCAATAAGGATTTTAGCACGGTTAAGCGAGCTTTGGCTAATTTCGGTTTACCAGAAATTGCTATTGTTGGCGACGGCAATAACGTTTCTGTTGAAACCGTTGACGTTAAGAACGAAGCTTCTAGCTCTTTTCGAGTGATTGTTGGAGAAACCGATAAGTCGTTCAAAGCGGTTTTTCGCGCTGAGAATATGAAGATGATGGATGGTGATTACAACATTCAAATCTCTTCTCGTCTAATCTCTAAGTTTGTTGGCGTAGATGTAACATATTGGATCGCAGTAGAATCTTCAAGCGTGTTTTGATTTTAGTTGACCTAGAGTGAAATCTAGGTCATACTTCTTTATGGTGTAGTGATTATAGGATTAGATTATGCTAGAACAATTCTTTATTTAGAACTGCTTTTAATTAAGACTTTTATTTTTTCTACGAGTTTTTTCCCTCAAACGGTAAAAATCCGGATATTTTGGATTATCCAATCGTTTTCTTACGTCGATTCCTTTGTGATGTTCTTGGGCTTCGCCGATCGAATTGTAAATTTTGCCTAGACAAACAACAGGACAACGATTGGACTCTATCATTTTTTCTTTTGCTTCTAAAAGATATTTCGTTGTGTCAGTTCTTATTCTGCCAAACATAGGATTTTTTGAACCAGATAAGTCCCTTTTTGACATACCGATTTTGTAGTTAATCGATTCTGATGTGTCGCCACCGTCTCCGCCTTTAGTCATGTTATATTCTGGTGATAATTTTGAAATCCAAAATTTTTCACGTTCATCAATAGAATTTTTAACTTCTTCTAGAATCGAAACAACGAAATTTTCGATTCCGTGTTTCCTCATAGCAGAGTAAAGATGCGTTTTACCGCTTTTGTGGTTGTATATGTGACGTTGAAATCGTTCTTCAACAGATTTCGTTGTTTTACCTATATAAAATTTTCCGTTGACTTTATTTGTGATTTGATATATAATCTTAGGCATAGCGACCTCTTCGTTAGGTTGTTGCGCTTAGGGCGAGAGTGGTTGTTACCAGCTTCCACTCTTGTCTGTATTTATAATGGAAGGAAATTTAGCTAATGTTAGAACATTACCTATGGTGCGAACGTTACCGTCCAAAGACAATCTCTGATACGATTCTACCACCAGACCTAAAGAAAACGTTTCAGACATTTGTTGATCAGAAAAATATTCCTAATCTTCTACTAACAGGTTCGGCTGGTGTTGGTAAAACAACGGTAGCTCGTGCTATGCTAGAAGAACTAGAATGTGATTATCTTATCATCAATGGTTCAATGAACGGAAACATTGACACGTTACGTAATGAAATTCTAAATTTCGCTTCCGCCGTTTCGTTCAGCGGAGGTCGAAAGTACGTGATTCTAGACGAGGCTGATTACCTCAACCCCAATTCTACGCAACCAGCGCTACGTAACTTTATGGAAGAGTTTAGTAAGAACTGCGGGTTTATCCTAACTTGTAATTTCAAAAACAAGATCATTAAGCCTCTACATTCTAGATGTTCTGTTATCGACTTCAAAATTTCAAAGAATTGTGTTGCCAAGCTAGCTTCACAGTTTATGAAGCGAGTCGAAACAATTCTAGTCGATAACAATATCACTTACGATAAGTCTGTTATCGCGTCAGTTATCAACAAATATTATCCCGATTGGCGTCGAGTTCTAAACGAACTACAACGGTATTCGGCAACAGGTTCTATTGACTCCGGCATCCTAACTAATCTACAGGATCTTTCCGTTCGCGAAGTGTTAGCAGCCTGTAAGAATAGAAACTTTGACGACATCCGTAAATGGGTTCACGACAATTCGGATCAAGATCATAGCTCTGTCTTTCAGAGTGTATATGATGCTGGAACGGATTTCATTGATAGGAAGAGCCTTCCCGAGTTCATTGTGATTCTTGGTGATTACTCTTACAAATCGGCTTTCGCTGTCAACCAAGAAATCAATATGATGGCATTCTTTGTAGAACTGATGATGAGGTTGGAATGGCTGTGACGAAATCAAAGAAAAAAAATAGCGTGGAAAGCGGTATGGCTTCCACGCTATTCGGCTTGACTAAGGTTGAGCAACAAGTAGAAGAAAAGAACGAGAAGGTGTCTCCGTTCGAATTCATCAAAGATTTGTCTCAAAACAAGGAATACCTTTTTTCCGAAGAAACTAAATCTGGTTTCAGTCCATTCATAATCAACAAATCTTTTAGTTCTCATCCGGATACTTTATTCGACGCGGTTTTTCTCAACTCCAACTCGCATCTTCCCTTACAGATGCAACACGATTACCTTTATTATAAGGTGCCTCGTCGTAAAAGGTGGAAAGAATGGTTGAGTAAAAGCGAAGCCGAAAAGAAAACTATACAGGCTCAGCAAAAATTATCTTCAGTTCTAGGTTGTGGCGAAAAAGACATCAAATTCCTATGGTCCATCTTAAGCGATTCCGATAAGAAAGATTTGATAAAGAAATATGTAGAAGAAAAGGTTTCTGTATGATACGCGTAGAAGATAATTTTCTACCAGAAGACGTGTTTGAGAGATTCCGTAGAGATATGGAAGGTCTCTCTATGCGTTATGGATGGAAAGCGAATAAAGACACTGATCCTCACGGGCACTGGAATCGTGATCTAGGTTTAGTTAAAAGCGAAAACCTAGCCAACATTTCGAGTAGACTACTCGGACCGGTTAAAGAATCATGGGAATACCTAATAGAAAACGTACCAGAGATCAAAGACAATCTCTTGGTACGTTTTTACATGAACGGTCATACATATGGAGTCGATGGTTACTATCACGTTGACACTAAGCGTAAAGACGAAACAACCATAATCGTCTATTTGAACGAAACCTGGGACAAAGATTGGGGTGGAGAAACTTTTTTCGTTGATAGTAACGACGATATCATCAAAGGTGTATTACCTAAGAAAAACCGTGTTGTTATCTTTGATTCTAACATACAACATTGCGCTAGAGGCGTTTCTAGGAAGTTTAACGGAATACGCAGAACGTTTATGTTTAAATCGAGAAAACAAAGATCCTTTAGGTTTGAACGTCTTAGCTCTTGGTTGTTCAATCATAAGGCTACAGATCTACCTCACGCGAACGGATCTTTACACGATCATCTTGTTAGAACGTATCAATTGTTAGAAGATAAGGGAATAGAAAAAGAGATTTGTCTGGCAGGCGGTTTACATTCCGTGTTCGGTACAAAGTATTACCAGAATTCTCTAATCCCAGTAACACACAAAGATTATATCACTAATCAATTTGGCGATAAGGTGTCTAACCTAGTTTTGTTGTTCTATCAGATTGATAGACCTGATGTGTTGGAAAACCCAACAATGGAAGGATCTGAATATTTGTTAAGAACCGTTAACGGACCTAGTCTTAATGTTAGCGAAGAAGATTTCGTAGCTCTTAGATTGATTGAGTGCGCTAACCTAATCGATCAAGAATCATTAGACATTAATAAGTACCCTAACTTACACGCCTTTTGGAATTCTCAGTTACAAACAAATTTAAAATAAATAAAGGAAAAACCAATGGGGCGTTCTTATGTCTATATTAGATTCTTTATTAGAGGTGACTCTAGTTGAAAGTGAAAATTTCCTTAAAGTAAAGGAAACGTTAACGAGAATTGGTGTTGCTTCTAAAAAAGACAACACCCTTTTCCAATCTTGTCATATACTTCACAAACAAGGCAAGTACTATATTGTTCATTTCAAGGAACTTTTCATATTGGATGGGAAACCGTCTAATTTCAGCGAAGACGACCTAGGAAGAAGAAACACGATAGCTTGTTTGCTTGAAGATTGGGGTTTGATTGATATAGTGACTGACGATGAGCTACATCCTACGACTCCCTTGAATCAGATCAAGGTGTTATCGTTCAAAGAAAAGAAAGATTGGAACCTAGTGACAAAATATACAGTTGGGAAGAAAAGGTTGAATGAAATTTCTTAATAAGCTTAGAAGAAAAACTGTTGTTGTTCGTAATGAAGAATTGGAAAAGATAACAAAATTATTGTTTCCAGAATTAAAGACAGTCAAACATAACGAAGAAATCTACCAGATAGACTATTCGGTTGATATGAATCTAGAATCCGCCTTAGAAGATTTGAGGGATGGAAAAAACGACAAGGTCGCTCAAGATTCAATCAATTACGTATTGAAGAGATTGATTGAGGTAAGGAAGATCTTACAGGCTTATCCTGAATTGGACGATAGGTCTAGGTATGTGATTGTAGATTGCTTACCAGACGCCCAAAATGAAATAGAGGCAGTAGACGATTGATCTACTACCTCTTTATTTTTAAACTTTTTACGAGAGTACATTTTCTTACTCTCAACAACCCTTTTTGAGAATAAGGGTGTGCGTAGTATTCGCGCTATCGGATTGCGCTTTTTTATCTTTCGCATTTAGTTTTCTCCAATGTTCTACGAACCTGTTATATAAACCTATTTCTCTACCGTAAGCTTCAATCTCCCAAGGGAGATCCCAATAATCGGTACCGTTTTCATCAAACGGTTTACCCAACCATTTAATGTCGTAAGGTCCTCTTAACATATCCCTAATTTCGCCTTTGGCGTACTGTTTAACGTGTACCATTTCGTGCGCCAAAGACGAAAGCGTAGACTTAACACCTAAATCATAGTCTAATTCTATACAAAATTCTCTAGGTTTGTAATTATCGTCTTCCCATATGCATTGAGCGTCGATTTTACGATCTTTACGTAAACCTTTAACAAATTTAACTTTTATAACAATTGATTTAGATAATCTTTTAGAGAGCAACTTATCAGCATAAAAGATAAGAGCGCAAAAGACTCGATTAGTGTTAATCGAGTCCGGAGCGTTAATTAATGTTACTTCCATACAACCTTACGTAGTCATTACAGCTTCCTTATATTTAGCCAGAAAAGCCTCTAGGCTCTTCTTAGCCTCTTCATCGGTGGACTTATCCAAGAAAGACTTAGCCATCCGATCGGCAGGATCCTTAATCTCAAACGTGTCCTGAAGAGGAATGGTAGCCATCGCCTCAGCAAAACTGTTGAAGTAGCGATCGTCACGGAGATGTTTGGAAACAACGTCCATAACCATAAAATTGCCCGGAACGACCTCGGACTCTACGATCTGCCAACGATTGCAGTACACGCTCGACTTGTATTGATTCATACGCCGATACCCTTCTTAGCCAGAGCTTCTAGAATTACCTCTTTACGTTCTTTACGAACGTTTGGTGAGCTCAACTCCTTGAGTAGAGAATCAACAACGTCTGAATCATCCCAATTTGGAGGAAGATCCGGTAACTTGATTTTTTTATATGCCATACAGAAAAGAGATTGGTGATTACTCACCAACCACCTCCTCCGCAACCTCAGCCTTCGCCGCCTTAACGCAAGGCGGTTCGTCGTAGAAGAACATCCACATATGACGTTCCTCGTTGAAGAACGGTTCGGTGATATTCGTCGCGCCGTAACGCTCGAACACCTTGATCAATTGACCAGCGCCGACGCGCGTAAGAGCGGTCGCGGCGACGTTAGTATCCGTCTTATCGGACATAGAACCGTTGCTCGTACGATCCTCGTCAACAGCGCGACGAGACATCAACTCGGCGACGGCGGTGCGCTTCGCCTTCGGAGCCTTAGCTTCCTTCGGAGCCTTGGGTTCCTTCGGAGCCTTGGGCTCAGCTGCAGCGCGCGGAGCCTTAGCCGGAGCGTCGAAACCGTCAGGCAGTTTGCCGCTAGTGAACGTCCAACGGTAATAACCCTTACCGTCGCCGCCGATAGCCTCGTCGATCATTGCGATGACCTCGTCACGGGTCTTGGAGTTATGGTTGGCAGTGACGATGTCGATAGCGATTTCGCGCTTAGAACGCTTCTCAGTCATATTTTACACCCTTTCGTTATATCGTAAACTTACCCGATTACTGAAAAAAAGCAAGGAGGAAAATCCGGTTTTTCGGATTTTTTTACCCGAAAAACACGACAGCCGCGATCCCGGCAGCGGCGAACAAAATGGCTTCCGGGAGGAACTCGAGAACCACGGTCCAAACCAGTTTGCCGTGCAGAGCGCCCAACCGAGAATTCATATCAGCTTTTCCCTCGTTCATCATATTCAGAGTATGCCTGAATTTCCGTAAAAAGTCAATCCACGTAAAATCAATGACTTAGCCGATGCAGCCGTCTAACCTATTGAAATCGCTAAATTTTATTTTTCCTGGGTCGTAGGGTTTTTTATAAAAAAATTCAAAATGTAAGAATTTCAATGGATTACCGATTTTGAGCGGTTTTGAGTGGGTTAGGGCGTAACAATACCCGTTTGCGATCATCTAACCGATCCACAGACGACGAAATTCGGCTAAGTCATTGAAATCGCTAGATTTTCTTAAAAACCGAAAGGTGAGTAAAATCAATGACTTAGCTATTTCCTTATCGGCAAAATCTCCGGGTCAAACCCTAGCTGAAAATTTTTCTAAAATAGTCGATTTTTTTTATATAAGGATTTCAATCGGTTAGATGGAAACCTCACCTAAGTCATTGATTTATAAGGGATTGACTTTTTTCTAGGTTTCAGGCATACTGACAATACGATGAACGTTGAGGTTGATATGACGGTTTTTGATTTCGGCTCTGGTCCGGTGCCGGCTCATCGCCACTCTGATGGCGGCGGCTGGGTCGCCGATACGGCTATGGTCGCCGATACCGCTTACGTAAGTCCGAACGCTAAGGTGTTCGGTAACGCTCGGGTGTTCGGT